GTGATTATACCAGGAAAAAGTGTATACAGATGGGACAAAATTCAACTTTATCCCCCTGAATATTACGCCCCTCTGTAAGTTATTGATTTTATTAGGATTAAAAAAGTTGAATTTTGGGTTAATCCTGCTATAATAGATAGTATGAAAACTCGCAAACGTCGGACAGATCGCAATCATGTTATCTATCAGATCGTGAATCAGCGCACCGGAGCCAAATACATTGGTCTTACGGTTCTGTCGTTTAGCGGTTCAGCCGAGCGCACGATGAATCGCCGTCTGCAAAAGCACGTACAGCGGGCTCTGACAGAAACCAAAGAGTGGGGTCTGTGTCGTGCAATTCGCAAGTACGGCGCGGAAAAGTTTATGATCTCCAAGTTGGAAATCGTTCGGGGCAAGGCAGAGGCTCATCAGCGAGAGGTATCTCTCATCAAGACTCTCAAGCCCAAATTGAATACTCATGCAGCCAAATGATAAATATGTAGATGACAGCAAAAGCCGGACCGGGCTGCACCTGTGGTAGAAGTTTATTTTATCCAAATTGCGATGGAAGTCACGGTCGCAGTGTCACTCAATATGCAGAATGGAAAGCGCAGATAGAAAAAGAGCGCAAAGAAAAAGAATCCATTACATTACCCGCAATCCCAAACCACTTAAGTAAGTGACCAAATAGTTTGATACCGTGATAAAAGAGTGTTACTATATTTTATATGAATAAGAAATCTTGGATCGCAGAAGTAAAGGAAGACCCCTTGACCGGAGATTCTATTTTAGAATTTCCCCCTGAAATGCTTGAAGAAGTAGGTTGGAAAGAAGGGGATACGCTTAACTGGAAAGACAATGAAAACGGGAGTTTCACTTTGACTAAGGTAGAAGAAAAGCAGTGGGTGCTAGTTGAAACAATCAACACCTTCCTTACTCGTTATATGGTTGAGGTGCCAGTTGGCACTGATGATTTTGGCAACGACAAGACTGCATGGGCACTTGATACAGTGACCTGTGAGGATGCTAATGAATTCAGTTCGCAGTATGTCGGCGAGCAGATTATTAGTCACCGTGTAGTGACTAAGGAAGAAGCCTTAGCCCTTTGTGATAAAGACAATAATCTGTCTGACTCCAATTGGGATGAGGATTTGAAGATGAAGAATTATTTTACCACCTGGGAAGAGATTAACAAATAAGTTTGTATGAGTAAGAAATCTGCTAAGACCAAGAGTCAGAAGCCTAAGGCATTCCGCCCTCTGTTTGACGGGGATAACCCGCTACAGCACAAGACCATAACAATTAAGACCGACTACAGGCGTAAACCAAAAAATAATCGTTGGGAAGATTGGTCCGATGAATGAAGCCGATAACACTTTTAGAGTACTAAAAGAGCAAACACTCTTGGTTACCAGTCGGTGGTGCAAATTTGGAATCCATCGATGGCAAAAGTGGTCTGAGCCTAAAAAAAATACTATGCATTTCTCCTATTGCCAACAGAGGTATTGCGACAGTTGCGGGTATTTTGAACAAAAGAAAGTCCCTGATGTTTACTAGGTAATGTAAGTCATTGATTTTGTTAGGATCGTAAGTCATTGATTTTGTTGGAATTATAGTTTGCAAAAAAGGTTGCACTACGCCCAAAACCCTGTATAATAGTTATATAGAGTTGAGAAACGGAGAGAGTTATGCAGTTCCCAGAATACGATTTTGATATGGCGATTCAGTACTATGCTGACCATTTGGTCGCTAACTATAATAAGTGGATCCGTGAGACTGGTTACTCGTCGGGCAACTACTTGGTCGAGTTCAAGCGTGGCAGCAAGTTTCTGAAGGTGATCAGCGCCCACAAGGACGGTCATCGTTCGGTTCACTCTTTCATCTGCGTGAAGGCGCACGACAAGTTCAAGTTTGGCGACATTCTTAAAGCCGCTTCTTGGGCTCAGCCGGCAAAGAATTTTTCTCGCGGCAGCGTACTCGATACGGTATCGTACACTTCACACTCATGGGCAGGGCTGTAAGATGCGACCAATCATCAAGATTGACCGTGGATTCCGTAACGGTGTTAGGAAGGCTTGTGCGTTGCGTCGGACGTTGCGACTCAAATACAGTTGGTCTGAGGACGACCGCAAGTTTTATAATCAGTTGGGCGAAGGCATTCGTTGCGGTAGCCTTGCAATTCGGATTGAGGGGTAAGGGATATGTCAATAGACTATAAGATTGAAGCGCCTCAGGCAATATTGGTAAACAAGGTTGTGGACCTTCTGCTCTCGGCAGATGCATTCACTTTGGATGCTATCGCGCACAAACTGGTTACAGCCAATAACACCAAGGCAGATGTTCTAGAGTTCGCGCTCGGTATTGCCCAGCGCGAATTGTTGATGGCTTATGGTTTTAGCAAAAAGGTCAATCAATAATGAACAAAATTAAACTTAAGTTTTATTCAGACCCCGGTCACGGTTGGGTTGCAGTAAAGCGCAAGATTGTATATGATATGGACCTTGCTGGTAAGATTAGCCAGTATTCGTATCAGCGAGGTAATACTGTTTACCTTGAGGAAGATTGTGACGCTAGCCTTTTGGTTGAGGCACTGCGTGAGCGCGGCATTGAAATTGCCCTTGAGGAAAACATTACTGATAAGACTAGTCCTATTCGCAGTTATGAGAGGTTTGGAATATAATATGGACACCTTCACTGTGCAAGAAAATTGGCGTGAACGGCATGAGGATTTGCAGAAAACTATACGGGAGTTTATTCTGAATAATCAGGATTATGATTTCCCAACGGAACTAATTCGACAGGTACTAACCAACGAGGATTTAGTGTGAAGAAGTTGGTAACTTCCTCTAATAAAGAAACCATCATTTTTGATGACCTCTATTCTTACAGCGAACGTGCCGGCTTTTATTCCTTTATCAAGAATTCCAAGTTCACAACTCAGGGTTATGACAATGATAGACTAGAAACTAAAGGAGACCATAACCTAGTTTCTTTATATACGCTAGAGGATCTTATCCAAACGGGGTTGCTCTCTTCTGCAGGATCTATGGCATTTAAAGGCATAATAAACGGAATGGAAGTTCAACAGATACGGGTAAACCTGTCTACCTTGAACGACAGGAATCGCATCCACGTTGACAGTAAAATGGTATTCAAACTAAGACACTTCTATATTATCCCAATTTGGAATGGAAGATTGAATGGGGAGGATACACCATTTTTACCGATGACGCCGAAAAAGAAATTGAACATGCAATAGCGTATACGCCAGGTAGAGTGATGATCTTTGATGGAAGCATCCCGCATGTTATTTGCGCGCCTACTAACGTTGCCCCGTCATATCGTTTTAGTCTTGCGATTCAGTTAGTACCACCAACAAATAATGTAACGGAAAAATAAAATGACCAATTATAATCTTACCCAAACAGACCTTTTGGACATCTACAATTGTGTCACGATTGTAGTAGCTAACCGTGAGCGGGACAATGAAATATCTGCATTATTTGACGATGATTTCGTTGATCCTATCATTGATAGGTTGCAGGTGTTGAAAGATAAACTTGAAGGGAAGCTAGATGAACTCGCCAAATGAGGAAGAGTATTACAAACGCCAAATGGCCAGAGCAGACGCTACTCTTCCCTACATTGTTATTTTGGCTATTATTTTAGCAGTTGGGATGTTCCTGCAATGGATATTTTGGCTACTATAGGACCAACTAGGACCAGCTTTCTGTCCCAGTTTGAGTGCTAGTATCAGTCGATTTTGCTCCTGGCCTAGACGGTCCTATTAGGTCTACTGGATCCTAATAAAATCAATGGCTTATAAGTCGTTGATTTCATTGGAAATTTAGTTTAAGAAAAAGGTTGTATCTAGTTCCAAAATCCGTATAATAGATATATAGGGTAGTGAAACGGAAAGCAAATGACTGATTTTAACGACAAGTATCTGTTGGCTGGTTCCGAGGAATTGAGTCGCCAGTTCAATGATTTCGGTTCTATCTATTCGGATCTCTACAAAGACATCCACGGTAGTCGCCCTCGCTTCATGGCTCTCTGCGCCTGTGACTACCCTGACCACGATTCGCTGGTCGAGGCGATGAGCCACCTGTACCGACTCCTCGACGGTCTCCACAATTACCTGGAGACGGTGAAGTCCACGTTCGCGGGTCGCGAACGGCTGCGCGACGAGGGTTGGTACATTGAGGAGACAGACCCTCAGTATATCGCGGCAGCGGCTGAGTCGGAAGCCCTGCGTAAGGCAGAGCGCGACCGTCTGGAATACGAATGCTCATGGGAGTATCACCTAGAGCAGCAAGCGGCACGGGAAGCGGCTGCTAAGGAACAGGCCGAAAACGATCACGAAGCGTACCTGTACGACAAGTACGAGGCTGTGTAAGCTATTGATTCTATTGGGGTCGTAAGTCATTGATTTTTATGGAATTATATTTCGTATAAAACGGTTGACTTTGGTACTAATTGGGTCTAATATAGTTACATAGAGTTGAAAAACGGAGAACGAAATGGCGTACATGAGTCAAGAAACGAAAGCAAAGATTGCCCCTAAGGTTAAGGCTATCCTCAAGAAGTATGGCATCAAGGGCACTCTCGCAGTTCGCAACCACTCCACTCTGTGTCTGAATCTGAAGTCGGGCAAGATTGACTTCATCGCCAACAGCAACCGAGTTTGCGGCGCCGACTACTATCAGGTGGCTCAGGGCTTTCGCCCGAACACCGGCAAGTACTGTCAGGTAAACCCGTATCATTTCAAGAGTCACTACGACGGTAAGGCGCTTGCGTTTCTGACCGAGGTGCTCTCGGCGATGAACGAGGGTAACTATGACCGCAGCGATATTCAGACCGACTATTTCTGTGTGGGCTGGTACGTTGATGTCAACATCGGCAAGTGGAACAAGCCTTACGAGGTCGCGTAAGAATTTTGGTAACAAAATTGGTTGACTTTGTTACCCGGTTTTGTTATATTAAGAACATAGACAGACAGAAGGAAATAGCAGATGGGTATCTACGTTTACACGCTTCGCAAGAATACTCTCAAAGTAACGGATATGGATATTGGTGCACCAATTGAGATTGGGGTGACTGATTTTGCTTATAAGGAATATTGGGACGGCGGCGCCGTCTATAAGCGAACTACTGCTCGCCTGCATTCTATGGCTGACCGAGCCCGTAAGGCTAATCCAAATCTTGTACTTGTGACTTTTGGTAATCCAAAAGATCACAATTTTGATCGTGACGGTAAGATGGCAGTCTATCGTGTCAAGCCCACAATGACTCACTTCTACGATACTGGGGTTCCTGGTGAGCAGGTTGGCTATCTTTATCAGAACGGTCGCAAGTTTGAATTTGAACGTACCGTCTAAGATTTTGGTTGACTTTGTTACCCGGTTTTGTTATTATAATAGTGTAGATTGATTGTTACTTAACTTAGTTTTAAAGGAATTTAAAATGGCTTATTCGCAATATTATTGTTTGGTCAAGACTGCCGCTTCTAGTCCGTATAGCGTGGTTAAGGTGTTCATCACCGCCGATAACCCCTTCAATGCTCGGTCTTTGCTTGAGGCTCAGTACGGGAAAGATCGTCTGTTGGGCTCGGTTTGTCTGTGCTAAGAATTTTGGTAACGAAAGTGGTTGACTTTGTTGACCGCTTTTGTTATCATAATAGTGTACTTTTGATTGAAGTACATTTGGTTGTTGATTGTTTAACTTAACTTGTAGAGGAAATTTGTATGTCTAAGAATTTGTTTAAGGTTGTTGGTATCACCGTTCATAACGGCAATGCTAAGGTTCGTTTCACGGACGATTTGGCTCGTCGAGTCAAGCAGTTCACGAAGGGCGGGGCAACTCGCTGTGACTTCGTTGAGTTGCCGAGCGAGATGACCAAGGTAGACGCACTGCGTTATATGCTCACTCAGAGTGATTTCCAGTCGGCTGCGGATCAGGCTACTATCAACGATTCTATTCAGGATCGTGAGAAGGAAGCTGGCAAGGGTGAGGTCAAGGTGAAGGCGAAGGCTGTTAAGACCAAGGCTAAGCCGTCGATTGACAGCATCAAGGCCCGTGGCAAGAAGAAGGCTGCTGAGACTTCGGTCGAGGACGTTCTTGCCGCAACGCAGGATGCGTAATCGCTAACTCTAGCGTCAATGAGAAAGGCCCCGAAAGGGGCCTTTCCTATTAACTGACACTCTTTACAAGTACTTAGTTTGGATCATTTACTGATTTGATAACCCAAAAGTCACTACTCATCGTAGTGTCCTGAATCACCTTATAAGGCATGTAAAAGTACCCGTTGTCACCCCATGAAGTTCCCCATGAATTGCGAACGATAAAGACATTCTTATTATTGTCATATCCAACTAGCAACACGCAGTGTCCTCCCATCATTCGCTCAGACTTTACGTTAGGATACGGCATCATGCCGGTCTGTGCTACGCGATCACTCTCAAAACTTGAGTACACACTAAACCCAATAATTACTGGATATCCTGCCGCTAATGCATTAATGCAACCCTGAACATCTCCATTAGGAATATTTTCATAGAGAGTTACTTTACGAGTGGCCGCATCTTGTACTGCTGCGGGCGAAGGAGGTATTCTGAACTTTGTCACATCATATGGCCAAAGTGATTCTAATGGTGCACCGTATGTGTATGTAGCTTTGATGCCGTCACGTATTTGGGCTCCGTTATCAGAGTTAATTGTACCTTCAAGTAATCGTTCATAGTAATAAATGAATAAACGACTAATCTCGGTTTGTTTGTTGTTGTATCTTCTGTCTATATACTCAATACAAGCAGCAGTGCCGTGACCTGTACAACTGCCAAGTTTCCCCTGATTCTCAATAGGAGAACACCATGGTCGTAAATCGGTAACAGGTGGGATTGAATCTAACTTTACTAGTTTATATGGATAATCTCTAGCATCTTTTTTTCCACGAACCCAGTGATATTTAGGAAGTTCAAAAACCTTGCGTGTGTTGGGGGTAACGTTAGTTACCGGTGCCTTAGAAATAGCAGGGTCGCTATTAGCATCTACGATCTGTTTTGATTCCATCTTAGCCATTTGCTTTCCTCCTGAGAAGTTAATTTTAAGCATATTGAGTAGTAATCCTCTATTGTGTTTATATTACAAACCAAATCTAGATTTATAATAATTGAAATTTTGTGTTACTTCAGCATCGGTCAATGCTCGGGTGTAGATGTTGACTACAGCCATTTTAGCATTTACTGTGTCAGCATTGTCCCAGCGGTGACCAATATAAAATTGTTGTCTTGATCCACTACCATTAGGTGCTGAACCGCCGGGGCCAAAGTTACCCGGGGCATAACTCACACTACCGTTAATGTAATCTTTATATTGACTTGCACCCACAGCCATTGTAATGTTATACCAAGTTGAACCGTCATGTGTCAATGCTGCTGGAACATTGTTAGTAGCATATTGTCCGCCCCAGTTAGTAGTATACCATCCAGTTTGTAATTGATTACTAGCAGCATTTATTGTAAAGTTAAACGGTCCTGAAAAGTCATCTGAAATCAAACAAGGTGCTCCACCGGGTTGCGCGGCAGTAAAGTTAAACCATATATCTATAGTGTAAGTAGGTTGAAATGTTGGCCAAGGCACAGTAAAATACTGTACAGATGGAGCACTTAATACAAAAGTTCCACCATTGCTTGCACTCCAAGTTGGACTGTTTGATGGGACAGCCTGAACACCGCTCACCTCGTCAATCCAATTACCTGTTCCCGAATAAGTTGCCGCATCAAAATTTAATAAAAGGTCTTGAGTAACCAATACGGGGGAAACACTAATTGTGATGCCAGCGCCAATCGTAAGGTTATTAATTTCTAATGACACTGTTTATCCTATACACCAGTTAGCACCATCACTGAAAACAGGTACATAGTTTGCTCCGCTGCCGTCTACTTGAGCACCGAAGTTTCCAACTGCTACTAAGTTACCGTTATTAAT